TCTCATGAATCTCCTATTTCTATTCTAGAAAGCTCACGCGGCTATAATGATTTCGATTACGCACTTGTACATTTATTCGAGAAATATCCAACTTATAAAAACTTCTTCAAAGCTTCACGAGAGATTTATAATAGAGAAGTGCTTCTCGACAACTCAATCTTTGAACTCGGACATTCTTTTGATTCTGATAAATTCTTAGCTGAGGCTATTGATCTTAAGCCGAATATGTTTATCGTACCTGATGTTCTCGAGGACACTGTTGGTACTGTTACAAGCTTTAGTAATTGGGTTGAGACTGGTAAGATTGATCAAGTTAAGCAGCATTGTATTACAAAGGCAATCGGTGCAGTTCAGGGTAAGACGTGGAATGATCTTCTTGCATGCTATATGTTTATGGCAGATTCAGCTGATATGATTGCTATAAGTTTCGACTTCTCTTACTATGAAATTACAGGAGAGGGTAAGACTTCTCTCGAGAGATGGTGTTCCGGTCGTCAGCGGTTTATTAGTCAATTGATTGAATACGGTGCTTGGAGATGGGATAAACCGCATCACCTTCTTGGTTGTTCACTTGCAAGAGAGTTCCGTTATTATGTCGATAATAATATTCATAACATTGTAAGCTGTGATACGAGTAATCCAATTGTTGCAGCTATTCACAATTAAAAGTATGATGCTGATTATGGTTTACCGTTTAAGCCATCGACAAAGCTAGCAGATTTAATTGAATATGAATTTAGCGTTGATCAGCTTGAGACAGTAAACTATAATACATCAATGTTTAAAAAGATTATTCGTCGATGAAGAGACCTTGGATTACATTTTTTTCACAAACAGGATCAGAGATTGCAAATCTCTGTATGTATTTTAATACTCAGCCAGACTGTATTGTAACAAATAAGCAAGACCTTTCTGATATTGATTACTTTATGAATGAAATCATAAAGAAAGGATGTAAGCTTATTCAAACTGATATTAAGCCTGATGAGAATGTTTATCATGACATTCTTGGTCAGTATGAGAATCCTATTGTCACTTTGCACGGTTATCTGCGTATAATTCCAAAATCGGTATGTGAAAAATATGAAATTTATAATTTACACCCTGGCTTAATTACAGAGCATCCAGAACTGAAAGGTAAAGATCCACAGATTAGAGCATTTAATGCTGACCATGATGTTGTGGGGTGTGTATTACACAGAGTATCGCCGGAGGTCGATGAAGGTGAGATTATTGCAAGCTTTCCGTTAGAGAACCCAAGAACAAACTTTCAACATCTTAACGCGCGTCTTAAGAGTGCAGCAATTCTCCTCTGGAGAGATCTTTTAGAAAATTATGTCAATTGAAGAAATAATCCAAACAATCGAAACACAGTACCCAGAAACATGCGCTGAATTCAAAAAGATTCAAGCTGATCATTATGCTACTTTTTGTAAAAAGCAGTTTGATTACGGCCCTGGTAATATCTCACTTGGTTCCTCCCTTAACACTCAGGAGGAACGCAAGGCATCTATTTCAGCAATTGTTGTCCGCTTGAATGACAAGTTGCAGCGTCTCATTAACCTTGTTCTAAGAAAGAATAGTCTAGAGTCTGCTAATGAATCAGTATTTGATGCATTTCTTGACGCAGCTGTATACAGCATGATTGCTGAGATTGTTCATCGTGGCAAGTGGGCAAAGTAATAGCTATACTCATTAAATGATTGTAAGTTTTACAGGAGCACAGTGTACAGGTAAGACGACTCTATTGAAAGCTTGTAAAGAGCTTTATAGTGATAAGTTTGTCTTTGTAGATGAAGTAACGAGACTTGTAAAGAGAGAATTTAATGTACCTATTAATGAGGGTGGTAGTAATATTACTCAGTGCTTAATCATTAATAAACATATTGAGAATAGTCTTATATCGCACGAGAAACAGGGTTTGATCTTAGATCGCTGTATTCTTGACGGCTTGTGTTATACAGGGTATTTGCACTTAGAAGGTAAGGTATCGAAATGGGTATTTGACTATGCTAAAAATGTGTATGGTGAGCTTATTGAAAAGCTTGATCATATTATATATCCTGATCCGTATGACGTTGAGTTGGTAGATGACGGTGAGAGAAGTATCGATGTTGAATTTAGAAATAAGATGATTGAGATATTTGAAGAAGTAATGAATGGTGCTACTTACGGAAGTGTTCTACATAATAAAGTTGTTCGAGTAAAAGGAACAGTTGAACAACGAATGGAACAGATTAAAATGATTCTATGTCCACAACAACCCTAACTGATATTGCATCGAAGACGCTCGGGTCTTCTGCTTCATATGCTATCTATACCGAGCAATTTGATCCTTCACTCCTCAACCCAATGCCTCGTGAGCTTGCTCGTAAGGATTGGGGTATTACTGGTGGTGAGTTTCTTGGTTATGATACATGGCACTGTCATGAAGCAACCTTCCTTCTCAATAACGGCTATCCTGTAGCTGGAACTGTTAAGTACACCTACAAAGCTGATTCAGAGTTCATGGTCGAGTCAAAGTCAGCTAAGCTTTACATGAACTCGTTTGATATGTGTAAGATGGGAGAGACAGTAAAAGAGGCTATTGCTAATTACGAGAAGCAAATTGCTATCGATCTTACTGCATGTATTGGATCGCCTGTTGATGTAAAGTTCTTCCCATCCGGTGCTGATACTCAGCCTAATACTTTCCCTCTTGATGGTTATAAGGATCTATTCTGGGAGCTTCTTGATAGAGCTAATACTATTAGTATATCAGATTATAATGCAAAGGAGAGCCATATTCAGTTTGTAAAGCTTCATCCAGAAGATAATGAGAAGGTATCGAGCAAGTACTTTACTAATGCTCTACGTTCACGTTGTCGTCATACAAAGCAGAAGGATACAGGAGCTGCTTACATCCATATCATCTCTAAGGATGGAATGGCTGTAGATCCTGAGTCACTCTTTAAGGAGATTGTCTCCTTGCGTGAGGTTAACGAGTTCCATGAGTTCTGCGCTGAGAAACTCTTTACAAGTATTATGAAGCATCCTGAGGTTGAGGATTGCTGTGTATCACTGCTCTACTCACGTCGCGGTTCACTTGATATTAACCCCACACGTGCTAGTAGAGCTGATCTACTTCCAGTTGGACTAATTAGTGTTCAGAATTATACGTTAAAAGCAATGGGTCAGTAATTGGTACTGACATATAAACAAAAAGAGGAGACGAAGTCTCCTCTTTTTTTATTTCTATATGTATTACGATTAACCGAGATATGAAACGAGTCTTGACTGACCGTATGTTGTTCTAACTTGATGGTTAACATCAGGGCTACCGGTTAGGTAGAAGAAGTTATCAAGGGTTGATGGCTTTGTTGTATCAATTACAGCTGTTGTAGCATTTGCTGAGAGATTGATTACAGTGTTAGCAAGACTTGATGAAATACCAGCAGCAATAGGCCATGCAACAGTAGCTGTTGCACTTACACCAGCTGCGTAGGTACTAGCAATGAGCTTACCAGGCCATACCTGAGGAGTTGTTAGACTTGAAGGTGAAGAAAGTGTAATGTTAATTGATGTAGCACCAGCAGTTGCACTAAGTGATGCAGCTCCGGCACCAGATGGGTCAGTGTTAACGATGAGCTTTACAACTTCATCACTGAGCTTTGCTCCAAGTGTTGTATTGCTTGCATCAAGAACAATAACGGTATCGAAACCAGACGATACAGTTGAAGATTGAACTGTAAGTATTGCTGGTGTAACAGTTAAAAGTGTTTCGTAAGACATATGTACAAATATTTATTCTCTACTGACAAAATATTTCACCATATAAAGGGAAAACCCGGTCTTTCGACCGGGTTTTCTTTTTGTGATCTTTCGATCTCCGATTATACCTCTTAGAAGTATACAGACTGAGTAGCAGGTGTGAACGCTGTACTGAGACCCTGAAGGATGATGACGTGGTAATAAAGATTTGCACCGAAGATGTTATCTACAACGCCGTAACGGGTTAATAGACCAACACGAGGTGAGAAATCGTTAGGACCAATGGTTCTCTGTACCATTACAGGAATGTAAGGGCAGTAGATGATACCAGTGTCGTAGAACTCAGGGCCCTTGTAGCCGAGAAGCGCGTAGTCGAGGCGAGCTGAGCGTGTTGCGCCACTTGGGAACTGCTTTCCAGCGAGGTTACCACCAAATGATGCTTCATACTGAGCCTCTGTACGTGTGTCACGGTATACATTGAAGCGACCAGCGAGTGAACCTACCTTTGCAACACCGACGGGCTGTGTATTGACGTTGCCTTGAACAGGTACCCACTGGAATTCAGGGAGCATTTCAAGGATTGCGCAAACGCGAGGAGTTGCTACAATGAAGTTAGCAGCACCACGGCGGTTACGTACAGCAATACGATTAGCCTCAACGATGAGTCTCTGATAGAAGTCACGATTACGCTCTACCAACCAGCGACCATCTGCCGAAGCAGGTGACCATACGGAGAAGCCAGAACCATAACCTGTGTTAAGGGCTGTCTGTACCATACGGATGATCATTTCACGGTCGATTTCGGCCTGAAGCTCATACGACATAGCGTTTGTGAGCTCAGTATCGATATCGATACCGTTCATGTTCTTAAGATCCTGCTCGAGTTCGACGGACCAACGAGCTGCAAGACGGCGTGTGCCGGCTTCAACTGCGGTCTTCTCGAAGGAGACAACGATCTGAGGAATCTGACTGGATAGTTCGAACTGGCTGAGAAGAGCTGCAACACCCTGATCTTCAGGAGCCATTGGGAAGTATCCCGGAGCACCTGAAAGAGAGACTGAAGAAGCACCTGTGAAACGGGTATCAAGGTATTGATAACCGAGTTCAGCGCCAGAAGCAGCTGCACTGTAACTTGATGTTGAACCGCTAGGAAGGGATCCATCGGATCCGTTCGCATTGGTTGAACCAAGAAGTGAGCCTTCGTACTTATAACGGAGTGCAAAAGCAAGACCAACTGGACCACTCATTGGCTGAACACCAACGATTTCGTTAGTGATAAGCTCAGGGAATGTACGTCTGATCATCGGGATGAGGATCTTAGGAAGACGAGCGTCACCTGGTGCGTAGGCGTTATCGTTCTGGGAAGGGAACTGGTTACCGTAGTAACCGTTGCCCTGGCCTGAACCATTGCCGAATACACCATTGCCACCGGATTGGTTAGCAGACTCAAAGCAGTACTTTTCTTGGTTTTCAAGAAGAATAGCTGTGTTAAGACGTGTGTGATCATCTTCGATCGAGCGAACGTTGTTTGAAGTGTAATCCAATACTGGAGCCCACTTTTCTACAAGAAGTTTAGCGCGATTCTCATCGATGTAAGACTGAGAAGGACGAATGCTTGACATAGTTAATTTAATTTCTTTCGATTTGTCGACCATGGTGCCAACGTGGCACCTCTATTCAGGTAATACCTCAAATACAAATTAGTATTTCTTTAACTCAGAGAGATAAAGATTAAAAGATGGATTTGAATCACCAGCAACCTCCTCTTCGACAGACTCTTCGATCACTGGGCGATCGACCTTAGAAGCAACTGCTTCTGTAATAGCCTCTGTCTTGAGGTTGTTGAGCCGCTCTTCTTCAGATTTGTTGAAAAGA